TCAATCCTCAAAAACCTCGGTAGGCAATCCCCACGCACCCCAAGTTTCATACCTGGTGGCCACTTGGGCCTGCACGATCAGATTTGTTTCAGGGTCTAAAAACACCTGTACTAGTAATTTCCTGTTAGCCGATACTAACGGTATGTAGGTGTACACCTTTAGCTTTTCGCTCACCGGTGGTTCCACCAGGCTAAGAGTATGCAGGTCACGCCTATGCCCATGCCAAAGCCAAAAAGGCTTGACCACCAGAAAACAGCATCGGTGCTCATGACATGGCCTTTACAGCGTCTATGCCTTGCTGTGTAATTGCACATACAATGCCCTGAGAGCCACTCAGGAGGGCTCTACGAGTGCCTGTGTCTTGGATTAGTCCCAAAGTGCGCAAGTCACTGCAGCGCTTCCAATAGCCCTTTATATCGTGACCTTCTAAAACGGCTCGAGCGCCTGCTTCCTCATCTGTGAGGCCCAGCGTGGCGTAGTAATACTGGCTGAGCAGTATGGCTCGGTGGCTTCCTACTCGTAGAGGCTTGATTTGCCTGCTGGTTTCGGGGTCTGTTGCCCTGAATAGCGGTAGGTCTGTAAAAAGCATGTCGGTGCTCCTTTGGTAGTTGGTTTTTTTACCATAGCAAATTGTTTTTGCTTTTGGTGGATACCTACGGCTTGGCTGGTTTTGGCAAGGCTCGCCACGCTGCTTCGAGGGCTTTAGCGTCTGTGGCCATGTCCATCTCAAGCTCAAAGTGCAACCAGCAACCACCTGTGCCTGCAGACTCCTCAGCATTGGCATAAACCTTTACGCCCTTTACGCCTTCGCCACGAGAACAGCGATAGGCCCTGCCATGCTCGCCGTACTTGTAGTCATGCAGCTCGACAAGCCCGAGCGCCTCGGAATGTTCAATAAGCCAGTCCCACAGCTCTTTTGCTTGTGCTCGGCCTGCGCGTGTCGGTGGATAGCCAACGTCACCGGCAACTCCGAGCGAGTGCACGCTAAGCATTTTTTTGCCTCGCATGTTTCGGACTACCCAGGTGCCCAGATTGGTAAATGATGGGTAGCGCCGTTTGCATAGATCCATAAACTTTTCGGTGCCTGCCAGTTTGCCTTTTCCTGGTTCGGTAACAGGGTAGTAAGGGTATTTGCGTGTCATGGTGCTGGTGGGTCTTTTGGTTTGTCTTTGAGGCCGTTGCCTGCGAGTACACCGATGAGGCCACCGGCAAGGGTCATAAGCATTGGGGACAGCACTGCCCATGCTTCAGCATCGTTGGGTGCTTGTTCAAGTGGTTGCGTGACGAATAGCAAGCCGTAGATCAGTGAGGCAATTGCCATCACAAATGAGAGTGTGAGTCCTGCTGCTACGAACAGGATGATGCGTGCTTTGATTTCCTCGTTTGTTAGTCGTTCTTTAGGCACAACGGCCTCCTCCTATTTGTACATCTGTGCCAATGGTAGTTGGCAGTTTGTTTTTGATGCGTTCGCAGTTGACTCGTGTTCGGTCTGCACAACTACTCAGCAAGAGGGTCGATAGAAGGCTGAGGCAAAGCAGCAATTTCTTCATCAGTCATATCCCTTACTTCAATGGTGTTGTTCTCACAGTTAAAAATAGTGATTTTAGGCTTTTCGCTGTCCATAGACACTCCATGTTCCTGAGATTGTGCTACTTGCTGGGACAATTCTAAAGCCGTCATACGCTGTGGCCACGTTATGAGTCCCTCCGCCAGTCCTGATGCTGTTGGTGAACGCGACAGTGTTGTAAGTAATGTTTGTGGCTAGGGCTTGCTGGACGTTATACAGCGTGAACTGTGCTGAACTTCGTACTGTGGCATCAACATATAAACCACCAAAACTGGCGGTATTAGTGTCACCAAAAGCGGCGGATGCTGGGGCCGTAGCTAGTGTCCAGTATTGAGAGCCTGAGTAGTAGCCAGTGCTGGAAGGTGTACCGCTGGCAGACAGCTGAAAACTGACGCTATTAGTCCCAGCGGTAAGCCTTAGGTCTTGCAGTACCAGTATGTAGTTTGTATAGGTGGATGTAAAAACAGAGTTCACTTGTAAAGCCGATGATGCGCTGAACGCTGCACTGTTCACATAAGTCCAACCCGAGTTTGCCAAGTACGCATTGGTGTCTGAGCTGGTCAGGACTTCGCTAGTAAAGGTTTTAACGGCCATGGTCAGACAGCATACAGCAGGACATCGCCGCCATCTAGGACTGACCTGTCCAGCCTAAAATAAGACGCCCAACGATTAGAACCATTCAGGGTTGTCATCCATTGGCCCGGCACGACATCATGCCTAATGCGGTTCACCTGCAATTCCTCAGTGATCGTGTTCCCTGTTGGTGGGGCCACTGCCACAGTAATGCGCTCTAAAAGGTCAAGTCCTAAAGTGGATGCCCAGTTGGCATCAGGACTAATCACAACTTGAAAGTCAGCAAACTTTCCAAAAACATATTGCCCAAGCCCTACAAGGATGTTGCCTACAAGAGTTGCCTGTGCAGTGGTTGGCATATAGGCGTTCCATGATTGTGCAGCTTGACCATATACAGAAGTAGAGACTGAGCCTGTAGTTGTGATAACACCGCCTCCAGTCATGCTTACATTAAGAATGTTCCGCATTGAGTCACCGTCATATTCGATGGTGACATTAGGGTCTAGACCTAAGCCGCCTGAGCCGTAGGTTGCCTGACTTGTAAAAGCGTTAGCACCAGTAAATTGGCCGTAGGTTGCCAACTGAATAATAGTTCCAGCCTTGCTGACATACAACGGCCCACCCTCAGTGTCAGCCGTAATCTGTAGCTCAGGGCCAGCGTAAGGCGCATCATCAGTTATTTCACTTATGTATTGGGTGCCTTGGGCTGATACTAAAGATGCACTGAATGGGGTTTCGGCAATAATTCGAGACACCCGCGCTGCGGTAGTTTCATAGAAATTAGCCTGGGAATATCGAATGATGTTTTGGGCAACGTCGGTGGTGATGGCGTTTTGCCAAATAACAATTTGTTGTATTGGCCCCATGGATACTGTCGTGAAATCTGCGGTGGTGGCTGTCACGATTGTTGATACTGCTGTCCTGGTGCCTGTGACGTCAATACCGTTGACAAGGATTGCAGCTGCTTTTGCGCCGGCGTTGAATGAAACGGCAACGTGTACAGGTTCTGCTGGATTCAATACTTGGCTTGTGGTTGTCCATGACCAAAAGTTTGGACTGACTGCTGCACCTGATGCGACACCAAATGTGAATCGTCCGCTTGCAAAACTGACAAACCAGTTGAAGTTGCAAACTTGTCCTGATATGAGCGATGAAGTTGATGGGGTTTCTGGGATTATCCAGAATGAAACGGCAAAGTCGTTGTCAGTTGTAAACACTGGTACGCGCGAGACGATACCAGGGTCATTGGTGGCTATGTAATCGGTTGTTGCGTTTGGTACACCTGCCAATGATCGGTTTACAAGGCCAGTGGCTAGCTGTTGGCCTGATGTGGCGTTTGTTTGCACGTTTAAGTTTTTGACCGTTGAGCCGTAGTCGGTCATTATCCCTGTTTGGAAAGGGATAATAGGGTCATCGCATGGGTAGTAGTGGCGTGGGTTTGTGCTGAGAATATAAGAGCGTGACCAATCAGCTGGCAGCTCCACCTGGGCAAGCAAAGCCATAGCGTCATAACAGGAAAGGGTAACTGTCGAGTCTTTACCTGCGTCAGTCCACGATGGAGGCCAGCCATCAATAAAGCCACGGAACACAGGGTAAGTGGTACCGCTATATGTGGCCTCGATTTTGATTTGGCGACGCGGCAGTAGTTTGCCGTAGTAGGTGCCTGACGTGTAGAAAGGGTCATATAAGCGTTGGAGGTTGTTTAGGACAACGGTTGCTGATCCGCTGAATGTGTCCCAATCGTCAGACCTGCCACGGTCAATACTCATAGACCTGACGCTTGATGTAACTTCAGTCCAACCTGATAACGGCACCGCTGGGTTGTAGGTTGGTGTTGGCTCATAAGGCCCGTCATTAAAGGCGATATAAACCCTTGCAACTGGATACGCCATTAGGCAACCATTTTGCCTGTGCGGCGGTTGTACGCGCTTAGGACATCCGATACGGCCTTGCCAATAGCTACAGGGTCACCTACGCCTGTCTGCACAGTAATGTTGATGCCACCACCCATTTGGCCCATTCGATCTAACGGTATGACAGCCTCTGGGCCTGCCTCTCCAATCATCGCCAGCGTTGGGCTAGTGACAATGCCACCGGCAGCCAACATTGGAATGTCAGGCACAGCAAAACCTTTACCACCGATACCAGGCACCCAATCGGGCACAGTAAAAGATAATTTGCCTACGGTGCTATTCCAGACCTTAGCAATGCCATTGAACACTGTTTTAAACACGTCAACCAAAGTATTAAACAAAGGAATTGTCACGTTGTTTATGTAAAACTTGATAGCGCCAAATACTGCGTCAACAATGTTTCGGAAACCTTCAAACTTCTTGTAAGCAATGGCAAGAGCAGCAACAAGGGCAATAACGCCAATAACGATAAGCCCGATTGGGTTGAGTGCCATAGCAATGTTAATAGCCACAATGGACGCTGCAATTGCTGCTAACGCTCCAGCAATGATCATGAATGTTTGTGGGTTGTCTTGTGCCCACGTTGCAAACTTCTGCAGATACGGCAAGACCTTTTCAACGGCTGGCAACAACGCTGCACCAATGGATTCTTTGGTTTCGTCAAAGCCAATCTTTAATCGAGCAAATTTGCCTGCTGTCGTATTGGCTGCATCTGCAGCTGCACCTCCAGTGGTCTTAGCAAGTTTCGCCATGACCTCCTCAAACGATGCGCCGTCCTTAATCATCTGGCGGTACTCAGGAGCTAGTTTGCCTAACGCTGCAAGGTTGCCTCCATAGGCTTTTTCTAATGCGCCTACAACGGTCTCCAATGGTTTGCCAGTTGCTGCTGCAATGTCCATTGCTTGCGTGGCTAACTTTTGAGCCTCAGTAACTGAACCAGTCGCCCTAGCAAGCCGATTTATAGCGGGTCTCAGTTGAGAGTCTGAGATACCAAGCAACTGGCCTTGCGCCGTGATCCAATCCTCAACGCTGGCAATTTGCGCGTCATTTGCGCCAGTGGTTTTTTTGAGGCTGTTAGCGAGCAGGTCTTGCGCTGCAGCGTCCTCGATAGCGCCTGCTACTGCATCTCCTAAAGCAACGGCTAAACCACCCAATGCTGCTGCTGCAGGGACGGCTGCTTTCTTAATAGCAAATTGTGCTTTCTTGCTAGCACCTTCAAGACTTTTGAATTCTTTTATGGCTTTGTCAATGCCTTTGGAATTGAACTCAGAAACAATGGGTATGTAAACAGCCATTACTTGACCAACTTCCTGTTCACCTGGTTGAGCACTTGCTCGATGGCCTGCAAAATGTCTTGTGTGGCTTGGCCATAGATGTATTCCCGCTCACGCCACATACCACGTTGCGCAGGGCCGTAAGCCGTAGTGAGGTAGGCAGAGAATTGGCCAGTGTCGCCACGCAAACCTGCCATGTCAAAGATTGCACCACCGGCATCTTTTTGTAGCAAAGTAACCAAAGGCGATGAGCCACGCTGGCTACGGCCACCCACCTGAATGGTTACACCCTTGCGCACTTTCTTAGGGTCATACGACAAACGGCCACCACCCTTTTTAGATGGTGCCATACCTGATAGTGGAGGTACGCCAGGGTAGGTCTGAGCCACGCGACTCACCATCTCAGCGCCACTAGCTTTGATTTGGTTTACAGCCTTAAACTTGGTTTTGCTGTCAATCTTTTGCAGTTCAGCCAGCGCTGCCTTCAGGCCGTAAATCTCGGTGCTTGCTGTAACGCTCATTTGGCCTTTTTCCTCTGCTCATTGATAATACTAATGCAGGTGTTCAGGTCGGGTACATCAAACTCTATTTGTGGTGGCCACCAGCCACACTCGACTAGCAGGGTTGCTAGGGAATGTCGGTAGGTGCCACCTCGGTAGGGTTTGCATCTGGTTGCTCGATTACTTCTAGATCTACAAGCTGTTTAATGAAGTCGTCAAGCATGAGAGGCACTGTCACTGAGCCTTGCTGTTTGCTTGCCTCATGAGCCATATAAGCCAAGTCCTCAATACCGAGGCCACCTTCTTGGATTTGGCTGATTTTGCGTTTGTATTTACGCTCCCACATAACAATGGTGTAAAGGTTCGTGGTAACTGTGTAGTCACCTGAACCGATGTTTACTCGCATGGTTAGTTGCATGTCGGGCCTGCTTTCTATTTAGGTTTTACGCTGGAGTAATGTCGCGCGCGAATGTGCCACCGGTGAAAGTTACCTCAATCATTGAAAGCTCGCCGTAGGAGCCTGTGATTGGTGTGAACGATGACAACATTGCATTGGTGATGGTGTACTCAGGATTAGATACACCCTCGGTAGCACCTGCAGGCGAAAGAACAAGCACTGAGGTACCAGAGCCAACTGCAGCAAAAAGTGTGGCTTCAACAGATGACGCGCCGTATGCAGCGTAAAGCGTCAAGGTAACTTCAACGGCCTGCAAGCCCTTAACAAATACATGGCCTGCATCGCCAAAGCTGGTGGACTCAAGAGAGTCGTAACCCACAGTGAGTGTGGCTGATGAGCAGAGCGTGGTTAGATCAACAATCGAGCCACCTGTGGCAGGGTTGAGGGTCACGGTTGGATTTGTGAGATAGGTGGTAGTGCTGGTGGCCATATTCAGTCCTTTGGTGTTAGGTGTTGTCGGCCACCAGTGATGCTTTTATTATGTCAGATTTTAGAGGGTCAGGTACGCATTACAAGTATGCAGCCTGCAAAGAGATTTGTAGATCATAAGCAGGGAACTCTTGCCCACCGATACTGGCAAGCCCTGGCCTGCCATCAGTTACGGCAACGTTCTTGTCAAGGAGTGCAGCTGCGATTGCGAGCAACGGCCTGAGCGTGTCTAGGTTGCCTGGGCCTATACCGATGACGCGAACAGGGAAACGCATAGTTACGATTTTGTTGTTGAAAGCCTCAAAGGTAGGGGCATCAATAAAACAGCAGTTGCTGTTGAGGTTTCGAGGGTCTGTCACTACTCGCAAACCACTGATGGTGGCAAGGGTGGTGGCTAGGTCGTCTATGGCCTCATTGAACAGGTCGGTGTAAGCCATTACGCAACAGCAGGCCTATCAATACCTAGCAACTGTTTCACCATCGGTGTGAACGCATTGGTGGTGACTGCTTGCCCCATTGAATCAAAGCTTGCGAACTGGTCGATGCTGCCACGCTGACGGAAGTAAGCGCCAGCCAGCATGATCGTGCCGAGGGTTACATCGCCAGATGGGCTCGTGCTGAGCGCGTCATAATAGTTAGCCTCTTGCCTACGCCGATAGGCAACCTGATTACCGGCAGAAACGCACTGTGCCAAAAATGTGGACTCGTCAGCGCTAGGGCTAGTCAAGCCAAGCCACAGCTGTACTTGTGCACTGGTTACCCAGGTGCAGGTTTGCGTATAGGTCAGGCTTCCGTTAGGGATTGCTGCAGAGCGTTCGAGATTGTCGTCAGCGTCATAAAACATCACCTGGTTAGGTATCGGCACATCAGGGTTTAGAAGCAGATCACCTTCAGAGTCTGTACCTGTGTACAGGTACTGAGGGATTGCATAAACAGTGTGTGTGCCGTTGAGCTGATGCCCCAGGCCAGTAAGCGTGATGCTTTCACCAATGGCAATGTCGGTTGCCTCAAGTGTTTGCACTACAGCGTAATTATCTAAACGCTGATGAAATATAACTGTGTATGTAGCCATGATTGGCTATCGCCTTTCGGATTAGGCGATTACGATGCCCTGAATGAAGCTTGACTTCGCAACGAATGTAGCAAAGTAACCGTAGTAGGAGAATGTACGGCCCAATGTGCTTGGTACTTCTACTGACATGAGGCCACGCTGTTGTTCGTAAATCTCGAAGCCTGGCGCGTACACAACAAGCATCGTGCCCGAAGCGAAGTTGTTATCAACTACAACCTCAAGGCCGAGCACATTCATGCTGGTGTACTGGAGACCAGATACAAGGCCGATTGAGTTTGTGCCGATTAGGCCGTTGGTGTTGTAACCAAATACGGGACGCTTGTCAGCATCGAGCTGCTTGCCCAATTTTTCCCATACATCTGGTGACACGCACAAGTGGGTTGGGAAGTAGTTGCTGTCCTCTGCGATTTCGCGTGCTGCGTCATACAGTGCGCTAATCAGTGAGGTTGGGTCGTCTGCCGTTACTGTCCATGTTGAACCTGATGCTGTTTTACCAGCAACCAATGCGTCAGCTGCAATGTTGTCTGTTGCGATGAGGTACTCACCGGCAAGGTCATTGAGCACAAGGTTCAATGCTGCAGGATCAGTGAAGTCAATGTCTTGTACTGACAATGTGACCTGGCCAGCAACTGTGGATTTCGTAACAGTGTTGGAAGCAATAACCATTGTGGTGGCTGATGCTGCAGAGCCTTCAGTCTGTG